CAATTCTTAAAAAGTTTATACTATTTTAAAAGTTTTGAAATTTATATATTTTTTGTTATAATAACTTTGTCTAACCTCCAAAAAGACACAGACTGCGATTTTCTTCTCCTTCTCGCAGTCTTTTTTTTGCTTTAATAAAAGTTTAAACATAATAATATTACAATTTCAATATCAAAGGAGTTAAAATGAAAAGTTTAGTTACATACATAGTATTTGTATTATCGATTGTTGCATCTTGTTATATGATGTTAAATGCGTTAGATCACGAGTTAGAAACTCAGTATCAAAAAGATCTTGATTACCAAAAATACATTCAAAGGAATACATTTCAATGAGAACAGTAATTCAAAAACAAGACAGTCCAAAAACTGGATATATAGTTTTAACAGAAGATGGTTTGAGCATAAAAGCTAAAACTATTGACGAAGCTATTAAAATTAAATTTGATTTAATGAATAAATAGCTATAATTAATCAAATATATACTTACCACTTCGTTTAATTAGCGGGGTGGTTTTTTTATGCCCCATTAATCAAAGATATTTTGGTGTCGCTTTCATCTTCATTGCTTATAAACATTCTAAAGATATCTCCAGCCAAAAAATCAGCTTCAGCATAAAAATCAAACATTTCAATTTTAAACTGTTTTCCGAAATCTAAATTAATACATTCAAAATAATCTGCAACATTAATAACTTGATTAATTTCAACTTCAATATCTTTTTCCATAAGCAATTTAATTTCATCATCAAATCTACACATTAGCATAGCTTTGAAGCAATTATTAGTATCAAATATATCAGCCATCAAAACAGTAATTTCATATTTTTCACCGTTTTTAGTTCCAATTTTTGCTTTTCCGTTAATATACATTTTTACCCTTTTTGTTTAATTTGTAACAGAACTTTACAAGAAAAAACATATTAAGTCAAATTTAATGTTAAGTATGTAACAATTAATAAAATATTTAAGGAGGGTTAAAAGATGAATGATTATGTTCATTTAAGAATTAAAGAAGAGACTAGAAGGCTTATTAAAGCTTATGCTAGTATCGAAGGTGTTTCTATTGATGAGATGGTTAATAAAATGATTGAGAACTATAAATTGAATGGAAACAAAACTAAACCAATGAAGTACAAAGGTCTGTAAAATGCAAAGGTTTAATATAGGAGCGCCACAATGAGAGATGGATTCATTTTTTACAGGTCTTTTTATGAGAGTGCTAAAGCATTAGATGATCAACAAAGGTTAGCACTTTATGAGGCAATTTTTGAACTTGGATTAAACCAAAACGAAACCAAACAAGAACCACTGGTTAATGCTTTTGTAAACCTCATAAAACCTCAAATTGACGCTAATAACAGAAGATATGAAAATGGTAAAAAGGGTGGAAGACCTGCTAATAAAAAACCAAACAATAACCTAACCGAAACCAAAGACAAACCTAAAGAGAAAGAAAAAGATAAAGAGAAAGATAAAGAGAAAGAGAAAGGATGCAGATTAGAACATCTGCCTAAGCTAGAAAAATCTAGCCTATATGAGTTTATGAAATCACACTGTATAGAAAAAAAAGTAGATTTAATTGAAATTGAAAAGTTTACTGATTATTGGAAAAGTCAAACAAATCAAAAAGCTATTAAAAAAGATTGGAAAGCTACTTTCAGGAATTGGTGTAGAAGTGAGTGGGTAAAAAAAGATTCAAGTTCATTAAATGAAGTAGATTGGTTAGAAGCTAATGGATTAAAGGCAAACTAATGAATAATTATAGAAAAGACATAGAAGAGCTATTATTATCTTGTTATTTAAATCAAGATAGAACTAATGAGCTGGATAAAATGGAGTTCAATCATTATATAATACCGTACGAGCTTTTTAAAGCTACTACAACCAACAAACTAATAGCAAAGGCTATCTTTGTATTACAAGAGAATAAAATTCCTATAAGCGAAATTACAGTGATTAATTTCATTCAGGAAAAAACTCAAATAAATGAGGTGGAAGTTTTACAAGTTTTAGGTAGTCTTTGGTGTACATTTGATACATTTTTAAAATATATTCAAGTTTTAAAAGATTTGGATAAAGAGTTTAGTCGAAAAAGTCTATTGGAGGATTTATGATAGAAGAACTAAAAAAAGAAGTAAAGCAATTAAAATTAAAGTGCAAGATTGAAAATGATATTGATCTCAAGATCAAACTAACAAGAGAATATCATAAAAAAGCACTTGAAGTAATATCTTTAATACACGAGAGCGACAAAACAAGGAAGGGCTTAACCGCAAGAGAATTAATAGCAAAAGTTGAGTCAATGCCTAATCTTCCAAAATTTGGAACGGGTATAGCACAACTTGATTCATTTTTAAGTGGTGGTTTTCAAACTGGATTATTTGTTAATTTAGCAGGAGAGTCTGGAGCAGGTAAAACTACTATGCTATTAAATATACTTGCAAATATGAGTGAGAGTAGAAAAACAGTATTTTTTAATTTTGAAATGGGTGATAGATTATTTGTCCAAAAATTAAAAAAGTTACAATTAACAGAAAATCAAATGGATAACTTGATTATTGATAGTGATAGTAGCTCACTTGAAGATATGATTATGGAGATTGAATTGTATGCAGAAGATAATATCAAATTTTTTGCTATTGACTCAAAGATGAAGATTAGAACTCAAGATAGTTTACAAGAGTATCAGTCTATCAGCAAAATGAGTTCAGAATTAGCACGACTTGCAGCAAGAAAAGATATTGTAATATTCTTAATTAATCAGATGAATGAAGAGGACATCAAAAACAAACGCTTAGCATTTAAAGGCAGTGGAGATCAAAAGTATGACTCAGATATCGCTTTATTTTTGGTAAAAGATGGAGACAAAAGAAAATTAGTGTGTAGCAAAAATAGACAAAATGATAAAATATTTTCGTTTGATATTAGACTAGAAGATTACAGAGATAACGACAAACCAGTTGTAACTGAATTTGTGATCATATAAAATGGGTAAAAATAAAAAGGGGTTTAGATGAGAATAGGAACATTATTTAGTGGAATAGGTAGTCCCGAACAAGGTGCTAAAAGAGTTTATGATGATTTAGATTTGGTTTTTGCTTGTGAATGGGATAAATATGCAAGAGAAAGTTTTAAAGCAAATTATAAAATAGAAGATAAGAATTTTCACAAAGATATAGCAGATATGAACGGAAAACAATATGAAGGCAAAGTTGATATAGTTATAGGTGGAAGTCCTTGCCAAGATTTTTCACTTGCAGGATTAAGAAAAGGAATAGATGGAAACAAAGGTGTTTTAATTTATGAATATATTAGAATAATCCAAGAAGTAAGTCCTCCAATATTTATATATGAAAATGTAAAAGGTATGCTTTCAGACAAAGGTGGAAGAACTATAAAAGAATTTGTTCAAGCATTTAGAGAAATGGGATATCATTGCCACTATGAAGTTTTAAATACTAAAGATTATGGTGTGCCACAAAATAGAGAGCGTATTTTTTTAGTAGGCTTTAAAGATAGTGAGCATTATTATAACTTTAGTTTCGCACCTAAGATAAAACTTGAAAAAAGATTAAAAGATGTTTTGGAAAGTGATGTTGATGAAAAGTATTATTTGAGCGACAAGATGATTAAATGTTTAGATGGCAGAGGAGATATATCACCTGGATATAAATTTAAACCAACAGATGGTGAAAAAAACGCAAATTGCTTAACTGTAAAATATGGTAACTATTCAACAGATACTTATATAAAAGTAAAACAAGGAACTAAAAAAGGATATGATATTGCAAAAGAAGGAGATAGTATAAATATATCCTTTCCTAATAGTACAACACGCAGAGGCAGAGTTGGTAAACAAGTAGCTCAAACTTTAGATTGTGCTTGTAATCAAGCAGTAGTAGAAGATATAAATAACCCACTAAAGGGAAAAACTAAATATGGTTGGCATTTTGAACAAAATGTATATAGTGAAAATTCAAAATGTACAAGAACAATAATGGCTGGAGAAGGAAGTGGTAGCAGAGCTAAGGTAATACAAGAATACAGAATAAGAAAACTCACACCAAGAGAATGCTTCAGATTACAAGATTTTCCTGATACTTTCAAATTTGTAGTTTCAAATAGTCAGCTATACAAACAAGCAGGAAATTCAATAAGTGTTAATATGATGGAAATGATATTTAATCAAATAGAAAAATCAAGACATCAAACTACCAAAACAGATACATTGTTTTAAAAAGTATATAAGGTAATTTAAATGGCTAAAAATAAAAAAGAAGAGACAAAATTTTTTGATTGTGCTACTTGCAACGAAAGATTTATATTCAAATCAAAATATTATTGTGTATTAAGATCAAGAGATTACAACAATGTATCAGAAACAGCATTATGCGAAAATGTTGAAATTTGCAACTGGTATCATAAAAAATTAAGTTTTGTTAAAACATCTTAAATGTATAATTAGTTAAAAAGGGGTTTGATGTATATTAAAAAAACAAATGCTGGGACTTCATTGTTCCACGCTGGAAAATTTATATATGCTTCAACTGATATAACTAAATTTAAGACTTATTTGTATTGGTGGAAAAAAGAGAAGGGGATAAAATGACTAGTCCAGAAAAATGGACTGAGCATATTGTAAGTATTAGCTTTGAAGGCAGTTCATCAAAAAGATTTATGATATCATATGTAAATAGTACAGGTTTGACTGATAAGCAAATATATGAAGATATTAAGTCAAGAATTGAAATTAAGATTGAAGATGTTATAAAATCAAAAAGGATAATAAATGATAAATGAAATGATTGATAGTTATGACCAAGAGCAACAGATGATAGAATCTTTTAAGAAGTTACCACTAGAACAATTAGTTACACTGATTGAGTATCTTCAAGAAGAGCTTTTAAGTAGACCAAATGTGAAATTTGTTGATGAAGACGAAGATGAAGAGGAGTAAAATATAAATGCTAAAAATAAAATATATAAAAATTGAAAATTTAATTCCATATGTAAATAATACAAGAACACATAGTGAAGAACAGATTAATCAAGTAGCAAGTTCAATAAAGGAATTTGGATTTACTAATCCAGTTTTAATTGATCAAGGTGGTGGTATAATTGCTGGGCACGGTAGAGTTATGGCTGCTAAAAAGTTAAATCTTGATGAAGTACCTACAATTACTTTAGATAATCTAACTGAAGCACAAAAGAAAGCTTATATTATAGCTGATAATAAACTAGCTTTAAATGCAGGTTGGGATGAGGAACTTTTAAAAGTAGAAATTGAAGCCTTACAAGATATGGATTTTGATATTGATTTACTTGGATTTAGTACTGATGAATTAGATGATTTAGACATAGGTTTAGATGATAATTTAGATATTGATATAGACAAAGCAGATGAAGTTCCTAATTTAGAAGAAAATCCAGTTATTAAATTAGGAGATTTAATTGAGTTAGGACATAATTATCAGCATAGGTTGCTTTGTGGGGATAGTACGAGTGAAGATGATGTTATGAAGCTAATTGAAGGACATAAAATAGAGCTGATTTATACTGACCCACCTTATGGAATAAATGAGAAAGGTGACAGAAGCGAAAGAGGTGGACTGTGTCAAGGAAATAATCTAAAAGACTTCAAGGATGATACTATTGAATACGCAGTTAAGGCACTAGCTATTGTTGAAAAATTAAATATACCTAGACAGATTTGGTGGGGTGCAAACTACTACACGCATCATATACCTCAAACTAATAACTGGATTATTTGGGATAAGAGAGTAGAAGAAAAACAGCATGACACTCAATCAGATTGTGAGATGGCTTATGTAAAATCAAAATGGGCAAGTGTAAGAATTTTCAGACACCTATGGAAAGGTATGATGAAAGATAGTGAGCGTGGAGTATCAAGAGTTCACCCGACACAAAAACCAGTGGCATTAGCTGAGTGGTGTTTTGATTATTACAAAGCAGACTTTAAAAATGTTATGGATTTATTTACTGGAAGTGGCACAACTTTAATAGCTTGTGAAAATCAAAATAAAAACGCTTTCTGTATGGAGTTTGAGCCACATTACGCCCAAGTAATAATTCAAAGATATGTAGATTATACATCAAATCCTAAAATAAAAATAAATGGCAAAGAAGTGGACTGGTATGAGTATAAAGAAAGAAATTAAAAAATGGGAGGTTGGAATTCCTCCCTCAAACTTTTATTATGAAAAACAAAAGATTGTACCATCTTCTGCTAAACATAGTAATTATAATAAAAATATCATTAAAGCATGGTTAGATGATAATAAGTTTAAAAATCCAAAAGAGGTAATAATATATGGCAAGACCATCTAAATACAATTGGGAAGCAATAAAAGAAGCTTTTGAACACGGATTTGATAGAGATGAAATATGTGCTAAATATAAGATAACACCTAAGATATTAAGCAATAGAATTAACCAAGAGAAATGGGTTGTAAAAGGAACTACAAAAGCTGATATAATAGGATTAAGTGAACAGGTTCACAAAACGGCACAAAACATCACAAAACTACATCCTGAAAACCAAGATTTAGCAAGTGAAGTATTTAGTACAAGGTCAGAAGATGAAGAGTTAATGACTAATAATAGAAAAATATCAAAACTGCTTCAAAGCGTAATTATTCAAAACAGAAACGATATTAATCTTAAAAATATTAAATCTGTATCAAGCACTTTAAAAGATATTGAGTCAATAGCAAATCCAAGACCTGAGGTTGCTATACAAAACAATACTCAAATAAACAATAATGTAAATCTGGATTGGGAAATAATTTGAAGCTTCAAAAACAATTCTTACCTTTAACCAAGAAGAAAAGATATAAAGGTGCTAAAGGTGGAAGAGCATCTGGGAAGTCTTTTTTCTTTGCTGATTGTATCGTAAGAGTATGTACTAAATATCCTGTTAATGTAGTATGCGTAAGAGAGATACAAAAGTCAATAAAATTTTCTTCAAAGAAATTAATTGAAGATGAGATTAAAAAGTATAATGTACAAGATCAATTTGAAATAACACAAAATGAAATTAGATCAAAAGCGGGTGGTGTTATTATTTTTCAAGGTATGCAAGACCACACTGCCGACTCAATTAAATCACTTGAGGGTTTTGATATTTGTTGGGTAGAAGAAGCTCAAAATATATCAAAGTATTCACTTGAACTATTAATCCCTACTATCAGAAAAGAAAATAGTGAAATTTGGTTCAGCTGGAATCCAAGATATGAAGATGATCCAATTGAAGTCTTTTTCAACAGCTTAGAAGATGATTTTGCTTTAGTACACGCTAACTATACAGAAAACAAATTATTAAGCGATACGGTACTAAAAGAAGCCGAAAGACATAGAATTAAAAATCCTGAAACATTTGATCACGTTTGGTTAGGTGATTATTCAACAATAAGCGATGCTCAAATATTTAAAAATAAATATCAGATAAAAGATTTTGAAATTAATAACAGTTTTGGAGAGCCTCTTTTTGGAATAGACTTTGGTTTTGCTAAAGATCCAACAACAGGAGTTGAATGTTATATCAAAGATAACAATTTGTATATATATAACGAAGCCTATAAAGTTGGTTTAGAATTAGATTATACAGCTGAGTATTTAACTAATCATATGCCAAAAATATTAAGCTATAAATCAAGAGCTGATAGTGCGAGACCAGAAAGTATTAGTTATTTGAAAAGACACGGGCTTCAAAAGATAGAAGGTGTTAAGAAGTGGAGTGGAAGTGTTGAAGATGGTGTTGAGTTTTTAAAATCATTTGATTGTATCTATATTCATACTAGATGTGTTAAAACAGCAGAAGAGTTTAGAAAGTATAGTTATAAGACCGATAAGAGAACTGGAGACATATTGCCTAAAATAGAGGACGATTGGAATCATATCATTGACGCTATTAGATATGCACTAAATCCATTTATCAGAAACAATAAAACAACAATTAAAAACATAGAAGTTAATTTTGCTTAATTTTTTGTTATAATGTTACTAAACGAAACAAAAGGCGTATTATGATAAGCGAAAAAGAAGAAATGAGAAAGCAAGTAGAGCTAAAACAAACTAATCCAACAATCTTTTTAGACAGAAGGAAAAGGTTTGCTTTGCGTTACGAGATGTTTAACGATAACTATTATCCTCAAGTCAAAAAACATTTAGCAGATATCTATACTAAATATGATGTTGTTAGATTAGATAAACAATTAGATATGACTAATAACATATTTAAAACGATTGTAAAGAAAATTTCAAGGGTTTACTCTTTTGGGGTTAATCGTACCTTTACAAACGAAGATACTCAAATGCTATATGAAAACCTCCAAATTAACAAGATAATGAAAGAAGCAAATGTATTTATGAACGCTTTCAATGATGTATTGCTTCAAGTATCTTGGAATTACAAAGAAGATAAACCAAGATTGATATTCAGATATCCACATAAAACAAAAGTTGAACTTGATGAATATGATAATCCTGCTAAGGTTGAATATTATGTATCAAGTGACGATAAGGGTAGAGAGAAATGGGCTTACTGGACTGAAACGGAACACTACTATAATATTTACGATAAGGATAAAGTTTCTATTGAGTATCCAGAAGACAATGAAAACGGGGTTAATCCTTATGGAGTGCTTCCATTTGTATTTATGCAAAAAGGCTTCAGAGATGGTTATTTCTTTGATGAACATTCAGGACAAGATTTAATCCATATCACTTTAGATAATTCGATTTATAACACTTTTAAAAACTATTTGATTAAATGGCAATCATTCAAACAACTTTATGTTACTGGTTCAAGTATTGGAGAATTTTCTGGACAGCTACTTGATCCTTCAACAGCACTAACTGCTTCCGGTGATGATGTAAACATAGGGTTATTAGACTTAACTGCTGATTTAGAACAATTAGATAACACGCTTAAATCAAGTGCTAACAATGTAGCTATTAATTATAATATCAGTCCTTCACAATTTAGAATGAGTTCACAGATAAGTTCAGGTTTTGCCTTAAAGATGGAAAATTCAAACTTAGATGAATTCACTAAAGAACAGCAAAGCGACTTCGTACAATATGAAAAAGAACTATTTAAACTATTGAATATTGTTAGTGATACCGAATTAGGCGAGATGGAAGTTTATTTTAATCAGCCAAAATACACTGAATCAAAATCAATAGAACTTGATGCTACTGCAAAAGAGATTGATCTAGGTGTTACAAGTGTAATTGAATATATTATGAATAAATACTCTATTGATGAAGAGGCTGCAATAGAAAAACTAGACTCAAACTTAGAGTTAAGGAACAAAGTTTACAATAAAGTAAATCAAACAGAGCAGCTAAATTTTGATACAACTGCAAACGCTTTAGGTTTATAATATGAATGCTGATGAGATAATAGCTTTATTAGATAGAAAAACAGATTATCAACTAAACTTATTCAATAGAGAGTTTGATGCAGTGATTAAAAGATTATCTGATTTAGTTATTTTATCAGCAGTTAATCAAATAAAAGACCCCATTAATTTTGATGTGGTTTTCAATGGCTTATTAGTAGAGTCAGGATTTTACGCTTTAATAAATGATTTCATAGATAATTCATATGATAAGACATATGATGAAATTATTGAACTTCTTAAGCTCTCAGGAATTGATTTAACTTTTGACTCAACTGATTTGGAAACTATAAGACAACTAAAGCTATTTGATTTGGAGACATTTACGAATATTGGAACACAAGCAGGAAGTCAATTAAAAAAAGATTTATTCAAATATAGTCTATCAAATTTATCAAACGCAGAAATAGCTGATAATATTAGATTAGCACTAATAGATACTCCACTAGCTAAATATGCTAAAACATACGCAGAAACTTCAATTAATAATTTTCAACAGCAAGTAATAGACTCAAAAGTTGAAGGCATAGAAGGTTTAGTTTATATATATCGAGGCCCAACGCCAGATAAGAAGATAAGAGACTTTTGTAAGTGTGTTATTAATCAAAATAAATACTATGATAAGAGCGATGGAATAAAGCTCAAGAACGACAAGAGAAGAAAATGGAATTGTAGACATAAAGTTATTCCAATTACTGAAACCTTTGCTATTAGTGAAGGATACGAAAAAGGGAAGTTCACTTGCTAAAAAAGAAAATAGATTTTAAAAAAAAAGCTAAAGAAATACAAAAAAATTTCATTTATGTACACGCTGAACAGATACTAACAAAAATTTTGAATCGAACAAAAAGAGGGATTGATAAAAAGGGAAAACCATTTAAGCCATATGCCGAAAGTACAATTGATAGAAAAGGCTCAAGTGTTGTTAATTTGTCCGACACGGGAACAATGCTAGACCAAGGAGTTTCATATAAAAAACTTAGAAGTGGTTTAAGACTATATTTAAAGGGTTCAAGAAGATCTGGATTATCAAACAACGATGTAGCATTTAGAAATAAAAAAATGGGAAGGGAATTTTTAGGGCTTACTAAACAAGAAATCAAAGAATATAATAAAGAACTTTCAAAAATGTACAAAGACATCCTCAAATAACACTACTGTTACTATATTACACACCACTGTTACCAAATTACACTTTTTTATGATATAATTCTTTTATGTAGCAATAAGTTACATACACTACTTTATATAAGGAAGTTAAATGGATAACGTAACCAACCAAAATACGGACAACGAGAACACACCTGCTCAAACTTCAAACGGTGGAAATGAACAAGTTAATATGACTCAAGAACAACTAAACGAGCTTATTAACAAAAAATATGCTAAAGGTGCTGAAAAAGCAAAGTCTGAATTGTTGGAAAGTTTAGGAATTGATTCAGTTGATACATTAAAATCAACTATACAAGCTCAAAGAGATGCTGAAGAAAATCAAAAGACTGAACTCCAAAAAATGCAAGAGAGACTTGAAGCTTTAGAAAAAGAAAAAAGCACATTAGCAAAAGATGCAGAAATGGCAAAGACCAAAGCTGAGGTAAATGCTTTATCTGCTCAAAACGGTATTAAAGATATTGAAGTGTTTGAGATGTTATATAAAAATGCTTCAAGTGGCGAAGGATTTGAAAAAGATAAATTTATCAATGAGCTTAAAGAAACGAGACCATTTTTATTTGGTGAAGTTCAAAAGCCCAAAACAGATAATTCATCTAATACAAAACAAAATCCTTTAAACTTCGCAGAACGAGTTAAGAATGCGAAAACAAAAGCCGAGCTTGATGCTTTATATGCTGAACTTGGCTAAACATATAAGGAAATAAAAAATGGCAAACGTTATTACTACTGCTGCAACATTAGATGATTCATTAATTACATTAATTGATCAGGAAGTTATCGTATCAGGTGCGGGAATCAACAAGATTGATCCATTCGTAGAAACTGTTGTTGATATTGGTGCTAAATCAATTCAATTTACTATTTATTCAAAACTGGCTAAAGCTACAACTGCTTTAACTGATGGAACAGATGTAGACTCTGTTGCTATGGCTGATGCTTCTGTATTAATTACTCCTAAAGAGTATGGTGCGGTTGTTACTCCAACAAAATTAGCTAACTTACAAACTGGTGGGAAAGCGGACAGAGCTGGTGCTAGATTAGTTGGTATCAACTTAGCTGAAACAAGTAACCAATTAGGAATCAATGCTTTAGAGGATGGAACTAACACAACTGCTGCTGGTACTTCTGGAACTTTAGCTGTTGCTGATTTAAGAGGTGCTTATCAAAGATTAGCTACTTCTAGAATTCCAAAAATCAATGGTTATTATGTAGCATTTATGAACCCTGCGCAAGTTTCAGACATCAAAGATGACTATATCACTATTGCACAAAACACTAATTTAGAATTGGCAACAAATGGTGTTGTTGGTACTCTAGAAGGGTTTATCATAGTAGAAGATGCTGATGTAACTGCTGGACAAGTTAATTGTTTCGGTATGGGAGCATTAGGTAAAGCTGTATCAATGATGCCAGACACTACAATTACTGGGCCATTTGATAAATTAGGTAGAATGGTTAATTTAGGTTGGTATGGTGTTATGGAATACAAAATTGTTGACGATAACGCTATTGAGATAATTACAGGCGCTTAACAATGAAAGCTGTTGCAATTAGAAAAGTTAAATTTAGATGCAACGAAAGCATTTATGAGTGCGAAGAAGGTCAAGAGGTAGATATTAAATCTACCGACCTTGAAAAAGCAAAAGCGAGTAATTTATTTAAATTTCAAGAAGTTAAGAAAACTACTAGAAAAACTAAAAAGGAAGATTAGATGTCTTTTCCAACATTGACGAATGCTGATATTGTAATAGCTTCGCCACTCTTAATCGCTGATTATATAGCAAAGGCACACGGTGGAAGTACAACAACTGCTGATTCAAAGTCTTTAAAGGGCTTAGATGATGATGAGGTTGAAGGTGCTTACATTTGTTTCCTAAATGGTGATAATGCTGGTGTTGATAGAATCATAAATAGCTATAATTCTACGAGTACAGGATTATTTACATTTGATGCTTTAGATTATGCTATTGATAACACAGTAACAATTGCTATTGTCTTAATTGATTATACTGGTGGGGTTGATAGAGCAGAAGCAATAGTAACAAATGATTTGAGAAAAAAGGGTTTAGATGTAAATTTATTTTTAGATCCTTCTCACTTAAGAGAGTTACTATTATTAAAAACAATGTCTCACATTTGCCAATCAAAAAGACAAGATGCTGATGATCAAGATATGTATCATATCAATTATTTAGACTTTGAAGAGCGATACAAAACTGAACTCAATACTTTAGTTGCTGATTATGACGATAATGAGGATGGAAGTATTGACGAAGATGAAGAGAATAGCTCTTTGGGTCAGATAAGGTTTGAACGATGATTAATTTTTTAAAAGGTATGGGTTACAAGTTTACAACTAAAGATACTTTAAATCCAAGTGAGTTTAGACTTGCAAACACATCTTTAGAAATTGATGAAGAGTTGTCTACCTTTGATGTACAAAGATACTTAGAAGTACAAACAATTGAATTGTGCTTAAGCAAACGAGCATTTAGTATTGATGTTTTAAAAGATATCTTTGATGAATTAAGAAACGAAGACGCGATGATAACTGCTACTGCTGAAATTGATGAGCAAGAACGTAGTTATTTAATAACATTTACATTTAGTAAAAAGGAAATATAAATGGGAATTTTAAAAGGTTTTGACGGAA